AATGTCCAATTTTGGATTTCTCGAACACTTTCATGAAACAAGAAAATCCCAAAAATAGATATTATCCTTAAAGTAACTTAAAGAAACGGGTCCACAGGCTTTAAGTTGTTTTACATATTTTATTATTTCAAACACCGATTAATTGTGAAACTTCCATATGTTCCAATACAATCTTATTACACCTTTTCTCATTTAAAACGCCCATTTAATGGACAAAAAAATAATAAAAAACGTAAAATCAATAGTAGAAGTTTCACCTACTATGGTCTTACTTTTGATATAAGAAAATTACTCAAATCTTGTGCAAAATTAAATATCCAAATGTGTATATTTTTATATATTTTTATATATTTAATTATAATATAATATAAATGTCAACAACAACTTGGGTTTCTCCTATAAATGCGGCGTACGGTTTAGCAACAGATGGTACGTACATATATGTTTCAAATACTCAAGATAATGGGGGTTATGATTCATGCATTAATAGTTATAAAATATCAGATAAAACTACCACTAGTTTTCTTTTAGCTGGAGGAAATAATACTATAGGACCATTAACAATTGGTAGTGCCTACTTATATGCATCTTATGCTGATCAAAATCAACCATTTGTTGCTACAATAAATTATCCAACAATGTCATTACCTGGTATTACTTATGGTTTTAACTCATATCAAGATGAAAGTGAACAAAATGTAATTCCGACCACATCTGCAATTGTTATAGCCGGTAATTATTTGTATGCTTCATTCTACCAAGGATTTTTAGGAAGATGTGTATTAACAAGCGTACCGAGCGGCGACCCTTATTATAACGATTATGATTTTGGATCCAACAACCCTTATTATGGTACATCTGGATACAATAACTTGAACAATACATTAAGTGACGCACCAACAGCATTAGCTACAGACGATACCTATTTGTATGTAGGGTGTCCTGGAAAAATTGTAAGAATGACACTATCAACAGCAATTGGTGGTAATAACGACGCGGCAAATTGGTTATCTGGATTTTCTGGCATAACCGGACTAACTGTTTCAAGCGATAAAGCATACTTATATGTATTATCAAGTTCTGCTTCTACAATTACACAAGTTCAGTTATCTAACGGTTCAACGGTATCCACATATAGTTTGGGTGCAAGTTACACAAACCGTTTATATAACGGAATAGTGTCAAACGGAAGTTACTTATACGCTGCTTATTATGGAACCAGTGGTGATTCAAATAACGGAAGTATTCTACGTTATGGATCTGATGGACCACCAGTTCCTTGCTTTGGAGAAAACACAAAAATACTTTGTTACAACAGCGAAAAATCACAGGAAGAATATGTTTTCATTCAATATATTCGTCCGGGAACTTTGGTGAAAACCCTAATGAATGGTTATGTACGAGTAGATATGATAGGTAAAACAACCATCCGTAGTTACGCAAACGACGATAGAATTAAAAATCGTCTGTATAAATGCACAAAAGAGAAATACCCAGAAATAGTCGGCGAAGATTTAATTTTAACCGGGTGGCATTCTATTCTAGTAGATTATCTGAATGATGAACAAAGAGAAAAAACAATCCAAGAAATAAAACAACTTTTTATTACAGACAAAAAATATCGTCTATTTGCCTTTTTAGACCCTCGCACAGAACCATACCAAGTTGAAGGCGAACTACCTATTTACCATATTGCATTAGAGAATAATGATTATTATATGAACTACGGCGTTTATGCAAATGGGTTACTAGTAGAAAGTTGCAGCAAACGATATTTGAAAGAACTATCCGGAATGACTCTTATTGAATAAATGCTCGGCGTGAAACTTTCTCTCTTTGTTTTACACCTATGCACATTTACACATTTGAACATTATAAATCTCACAAAGTGCGATTAGTGTTCATGTTTGGTTTTAGTTGATTAGTTTTTATCAAAAAATTAATCAAATTTTTTATCGGCGTTTGAAATGAGAAAAGGTTTGATAATGTAAATTTATCTTCTTCTGGTTTTTCCAGAATAAGGTTTTGCCGCCTTTTTTACATAGTGACCTTTTTGATGAAATACTAAATCGCCAAGCTTGGTTGTATAGTCTAATAATCCTAAGTTTGTTTTTGAGGCACTGCCTTTTCTATATGAATAAGGCTTGTGTGTCTTTTTAACATTGTGTCCGTTGCGGTGATACACTTTATCTCCGCGCTTTGTTGTGTAATTTTTTCTTCCAGGACGAGTCTTAGACATGGTTCCTTTTTTTCCCATTTTATATATTATCTAAATAAAAAAAAATATATTTAATGTTTTCTGGTTTTACGGTAGTGCCTTTTTTTCAGTTGTTTCTTGCGACCTCTGCGAAGAGTTTTTCTCTTTCTCTTTTTTCCACCCATCTCTTTATGCTCTGGCTCAACGGCTGAAGGATTTGTTGTTCGTATAAACATTGGTTGTTCTCTAACGGGCTGCATTCTTTCGGGGCAAATGCGACAATTCTGTGCATATCTACCAGGCAAACAACAATCGCGACCATCTATTCCTACAACTTCTGCAACATCGTGTGGCATCTCTGATACTACATCAGTTTCTGGAAATTCACTTAAATCAACTTGTTGTACATCTGGATATTCGCGACCACTTTCACCCGAATTTTGTCTTGGCATTGCAACTGGAACGGGATCTACATCTGGGGCACTAAAAATGTCATCGTCAGCTATTGGAACAATTATTTTATCTCGTCTTCTTCTGGTAAACCAATCTTGTCTAGGTTGTTGAGGTCGCCTCCTTCTAGTGAATAACCTACCTATATTTTCTGGTGGACTTGGTGGTCTCCTAACTGCCGCTCGTTCAATAAATTCTCTATCTCTGGGTGCTGGATTTATTGAACTACTTGATGGGGCTCTAGAAAATAATGATTGCATATATAATATAACTATAAATAAAAATTGACCAGTTAATAAACAATTAATATTAACTTAAACCAATCGGAATGCAGGCAACCCTGAAGGATATTAACGCGGAGAACCCTAAGGATTTCATCTTTATTGATGGAAGTTACTTTTGTTTCTATCGGTATCATTCTATTATGCGGTGGTGGAAAAGTGCTTATCCTGAGAATCCACTAACAGACCCATTTGCAAACGAAAAGTTTGTTGATAAGTTTAGAAAGACCTTTGTGGATACAGTTAGAAACCTGAAAAAGAAACTAAACGTTGATAGCGAGAATCCGTTTATTATTGTTGGTAAGGATTGCAAGAGACAAAATATTTGGCGAAATGAGCTGTATGATAAGTATAAGGCAACCAGGGTAAATGACGATGGCTTTATGGGTGGTCCATTCTTTAAAATGGTTTATGAAGAGAATATGTTTCAAGAGGGTGGTGCAAGAGCTATTCTTAAACATCCCAAGTTGGAAGCAGACGACTGCGTTGCCATCTTTGTAAAACATGTCATTGAAAACTATCCAAATGCAAATGTAAAAGTCATTACAAGTGACAAGGATTATTTGCAATTGGCTGGTCCTAAGGTAAGAATTTTCAATCTTGGATATAAAGAAATTTCCGAGGAAACTCTTGGTGGAAGTGCAGAAGCAGATTTGTTCTGCAAGATTGTTATGGGTGATACAAGTGACAATATTAAATCAGTGTTGAATAAGTGTGGTCCAAAGACAGCACTCAAGTGTTTTAATGATAGGCCATACTTTGATGAGAGAATGAAGAAGGAAAATGCTTATGAAAAGTTTGAATTGAACAGGCAAATTATTGATTTTAATTGCATTCCGCAAAATCTAGTAGATGAATTTGTAAATTCCGACGGCTACTCTTCAAATTAATAAATAAATAATTATATTGCATTATTTATTTATTTAACGAAGTTTTCTAGTTTTTTTCCCTCCAGCATATGAAACATGAAACCTCCTAGTATCAACTGGAGGTCTATATCCATAATTATTATTAAATCTAGGTCGGTATTCACCTTCACGTGATTCTCCCTCTTTTCTATATTTTACAGATGATGGAGCTACATGACCGCTTTTATAAAATTCTAGTGGATGATAAGCAAGCCCAAACATGTCTGCAAATGCTTGTCTTATTTTTTCATATCTTAAGTTGCATGCAATTACCGGTTGTTTAATAAGTGGAATAGATTCTCCTGGATATAACTCAAGATCTATAATTACATAATAACTCAATTTAGAATCGTCTATTCTAGGAGCATTATCATTATAAACATTTACATATCTATTTTTATTACTTATTTGACCTCCAATCATTCCCCTGCGAGGGCCAAGTGCAATGCTTGCATTTGCAGGATCAACCCCATTTGCTATATTTTGGAGCCTTTGTGGAGCATTGTCTCTAACTTGCTCATATCTCTGTTGAAGTAAGTTAAAATAATCCCTAGTAACGTTATTTATTCCAAACCAACTTGCATCTCTCCCTACAAAAAACTTCCATTGCATTTTAAATATAAAATATTTTAAATAATCTGGCATTTCTTGGAACGTATAAATAAATTTATTGTCAATGGTGTTGTGCATAATTTCATAATGAGCTGCACCTGAACTTTCTTCAGTCGTTAACAACAAAAAAGCAAACTGAGAATATTCATTTGCAGTTGCAACGTCATTTGCAGATGGTGCAATTCTAAACGGCGTTTGTTGAGATGGCGTTACTTGATTTTGTCTAGCACGAATGTTTTGATGCGTCATATAATTTATATCTTCAATTTCATAAATAAATTCATTGGTTGCTCTGTCGTGAAAACCGCTTTTTATAACACCAAAACTTCTGGAACGCGAGTGATTGATAAAAGTTACATCAACGCCATTAATAATTGGACCTCCAATGGGAATTTCAGTAGTATCAATAACAATAAACTTAACTTTAAAAATTCTCTCAATAATTTTAATAGCAATATCATCACCCCAATACCTAGTTCCAGTTCTCATTACATTTCTCAATTCATTTATATTATTACCAATCCAGTTTCCAGCGTCATTAAATAAAAAAGCATACTCGCGACGCAATTGCCTATCATTTGGGTCTGCATGTTCGTCGTCCATATCAATATGTTCAATTTGAGGTCTTAATGCATTATTCCAACCATCTGTATCATCGGGTTGCAACCCATAAGTTGGGTCAGTTATGGCTCGTCTCAAAGATCTATTTGAAAAATATCCACTAGGTTCTGCAAATGGATTGTTAGATTTTCTTCCATTATTAACAAGTTCGGCGTTAAATAACTGAGAAATTGCATAAAAAAAACAATCCCCACCTCCGGGATTATTTGTAACATTCCAATTTATAATCATATTATCAAGATCAGTTCCGTTCAATCTTTGAAAAATACAATTATCTCTTAAAGCTGAATCATATAAAGCTGTTATATGTTCTCTCAAAGTTTCAGTATATTCTTCGTCAAAGTTTCTTTCCATATTTTTTTCAATGGATGACTTTAGTTTTTCTCCTGGTGTTAATGGAACATTTTCATCCTCATCATAAATAGAGTCATTATCTGAGTCTGAATCTTCATCAAGGTTATGAACAATATCGTTGCATTTTTGGAATATACCCATTTTTGAAATTTCCGGAATAAGTATATCAATTGCATTGTGGTATTTTCTATTTAACTGTCTCATTAACAATTTATAACTAGCATGTTTAGTCTTATTATCTTGTTTTGCTTTTCTTGTAACTGCAATAGTATTTCTAAGAGTCGGTTCATCAACATAAGATTGACTATCCCAAAATAAGTAATTTGGAATATATGGTATCATTGGAGGGTCTGCAAGAATTTGTTCATAGGACCTAATTTTTCTTGTGTATATTTTGTTAAGAACGCTAGAAAGGTTTTGTCTAGAAGTTACAAGAGATATTTCTCGGGAATATTTAATAGCAGATATCCTTGAATATAATGTAATTAAATCATAACACATAGTAATTGATGTTTGTAATTTAATATAATCATTTTGTTGTTGTTTTAAAGAAGCAGTTTTTGGGAAAGCAAAATCAAGCATTTGAGAATTTTGTGTTTGAAGAGGTTTGTTTAATTTGGATACATCTTGTTGAAATGAAGTTCGTTGGGCTTCTGTATAGGTTTCATTATATTTGTCAAGTAATGCTTTAGCAATAGACAATTTGCCTTCAACTACATCACCACCCTTATTAGACCCAACAATATATTCTTTTATTGAATTTAAAAATAAATCAGTTTGCCTATATAAATTTTTCCAAATACCGAGGTCAATAATAAAATCAAATTTTAATAGTGAAAACATATAAACATCGTAATTATACCTATTAACTAACAGTAATCCAGGGTTCTCATAATATTGCTGAAGAAGTTCAGAATAATTTTTTGGCTTAGCAGAATTAACATTAATAAACTGCTCCACCCTTGAAACTTCTTTTATGAGCGTTTTAAAATTATCAGCCAACGGATTTGGTTCAGCTGATTCAAAGCTATTAATTATATTTTTATAACATTGCATGTCAAATTTAATAATATTTAAAATCAATATATTTTGGTACTCTTTATCAGAGTTTTGAGATTTAAATTGTGCCTCTTTTGCAACATATAAATTAGAATAAAACCAATATAAAGCTCTAATATAATTAATTAAAGCTTGTGTTTTTCTAATCAGTAGTTTAAGTGAAACCAAAAAAGAGTTTAAAAATTGGATTTTATATTTTTCAAGAGAAGTAACAACAGCTCTTATTTGATTTTTAACATCAGGATTATTAACAATACTTTGAATTGTTAAACTTCGTGCCTTGAACTCATTGATTTTATCATTCAAAGTTTCAACGGTTTCATCATAACTTGTTTTATTTTTAAAAACATCATTTGTAGAAATTGTTGTTGCGGAAGGAGTAGTTGTAGAAGCTTGTGCAACTGGCAATGTAGATGAATTCGCACCACCAACGGTTACAATTGGTGTTGCAACAGGTGTTGTTTTTTTTGCTTCATTAATAAGAGCAAAATAGGTACCAATAGAGTTATCATACATTTCTTTTGCCCTTTTGTATTCTTCGCCTTTTTGCAGTAATTGTTGATAGGCCGGCTCTAGTGTTTTGCTGTTTAATTTAATATCCTCTGAATAATTTCTATCAATGGAATAAATAATGTTGAGAGAAACTGGGTCATTTGATAAACTAGCTTCATCGTCTAAGTTAATGGTTGGTTGTTGCTGAGGAGTTATTTTTTTGCCAATCAAACTAAGTGCAGAACTAGGCGTTTTCTTTTTAGCTTCTTCTTCAGCTAATTTACGAGCAGCCTCTTCATCGGGGGACAAATTAGATGCCGGTTTCATTGGAACTATTCCTCTTGCGAGGCCACTTGCGTAATCATCTTTAAATTTACTAACATCACTAGTTGCAGCAAATCCGGATAAAATATCGCCATGTTCTCTCTTGAATCTCTGCAATTCATCATCAGCCATTCTATTTTCAAGTGAAAAATTTTGCTGATTACCATAAAGTCCTTGTCCATATGGTGAAAGAAGAATTTGTTTTTCAAAGCTCTTTTTGTCTATTTGCCAGTCACCATTAATCCATTCGTGTGAAAAAATAGTATATGGTTTGCCTTTTATGTAAAATTTGTTATATTTTTTAAATAGAATGTCCAGGGTAACATTAATATTATTATCAACTATTCCATTTTTTGTGGCTTCTTCTAAAGTGTATTTTTTTTGAAATCCTGCTGCAATATTTCTTCCAACTAAACCATTAAAATCACTTTTATTAAAAAATTGCGTTAATCTTTCAGTATCAGGATAACCGGGAGGAATTCTAAGAGATACACGCCTATTTAATTTTATTAAAGGATTGAAATAAACCGTTTCACTTTTAATCTTAGGAACTGACATATCTGGTTCATATTTTATTTTAGGGTATCCTCTAATTCTTGTGTTAATAAATATTGTTAATGTGTTAGGGAATGACATACTTATAATACATTAAGAATATTAAAATGTAGTTTTAATTATTTTGAACTACTTCTTTAAAATTTGAATACAAATTTTGTTGTTGTTGTTTTTGCTTTTCTCTCTTGGCTTTTTCTAATACAGCAATGGCAGAGTTTATTTCATCATCGGAAATGTGTCCATCATTATTAGTATCGGTTGATTGTTGCAATTTACTTAATACTCTATAATTTTCAGGAACAATGCAAAATGTGCTTTCTTCATTGAATAAATGGTCAGACAAGATTACAAAAACCGCGGTTAAACCTAAAGCGGCATATATGTCACGAGTACCCATCCATGCCATTGCAAAAACAAGTATTTGTTTGGTAACGGACAATTTAAGGTATTCCTCTGTTGATCTGCTAAATTGAATAGTAATAAATTTTGAGCCTACGTTAAGCAATATCATAATACAACCAGCAAAAAACTTGCTGTTATTAAGATACAAAACATGGTTATGAAGATAATTTATTGCATCCATAAAAACATTAGAAGGACCTTGTTTCACTGATGGAAGTTTATTATTAGATGTAGGGTTCTTTGCCATATAATTAAATGATATAATAAAAAGAATAAAAATAATCATTAAAAAAATTAATAATTATTTGCATTGCATTACATTAATCTAAATCGTTTAAGAAAAACGCGCGTTGTATTAGAAAAGCTTTCTATTTTATCATTAGTATAATTTCTAACTTTTCTTACAATTGGATTACAAAATTGGTTAAACATTGGAGAAGAAGTGAAACCTTCTTGTTGGGCACCATTAGCAATCATACCAATGCCAATTCCTAAAATAATAATTGCCAGTAAAAATAAAATGTTGTTTTGAAATGTTTTCTTCATTGTTTTATTATAACGCAATATAATTTTTAAACTGCTGCAGGCTTCAATGTAGTAGCATCGCTAGTTGATTTGGCAGTTCCTGTGGATTCAGATGGTTGAACGTTGGGGTTTTGAACGGGTGTATAAGGAATAGCATTAGAATTCTGTGGGGTCATATTTATTTGACCGGAATATTTCTTTTCGGTTTGGCTAACTTCTTGTGGATTTGTTATGGGTGTAGCAAGTGGCAAAGGCGTTGCAGGTGCAGCAATTGCTGGTGGAGCAGATGGCTCAATTAAAGAGTTTGATGACGTTGCAACGGTGGATGGTGTTGAACTAACAACAGTTCCGGAGCTAGTACCAGTGGAAGCAGTGTCTGGTTTAGGAGTATTTTCGGCTGGTTTATTGGCGGCGGGGGTATCCATACCTTCAACAAACCCTTCATAACCAGTGTCAAATAAATATACATAAAAAACAAGTGCCACAATAGTAGCGGCTAATCCAACGAGAGTATTGTAATTTGTCAAGAGTATAATAATTAGCAATATAATGGCTTTTCCGTAAACAGTATTAGCAGATTTGCTAAATATAGCGGGATATTGAACAACCAAAATAACAAGTAAAACAAATACAAGAGCTAAAACATTGTGTTTGCTGGTGCTGTATAATTGTTTAGGTATTAACTTATTTACCTTGTTAAAAATATTCATCTTATAAATATTGTGAATATTATTTTTTGCACTGCCCATGTTTTTCTAATTTCAGTGTGTTTTACAAATTATTATCTTATTTTTTATTAAGAGAATGTCTTTAGCAATGTATGCAGCACCATTTGATAATGAAAATACCCGGGTAAATAGTAAAGATAAAGATAGTGATAACGACGGGCCAATAGCTAGAAAGAGAATGTCAAATAATAGAACCCAAAAGCGAATTCCTAAAGAAAATGCATATTCAGATAAAGTAAATTCTGTTTTACAGAGTATTCATAATTTGCCAGACCATTCAGACAACTCTAGTGAGTTGGCCGATTTTCATCCATTACCTCCCCCAACTTCTGTTGGAGTTGAGCAGACCAAATTGAGAGAAAGTATGGAAAACCGCAATGATGACGAAGACCAACAAACCACACAACCTTCAGAGGATTATTACAAGAGATTTATGCCAAACTATGAGAAGCTTTATAAGAATTCCCCGGCTAATATGCCTTATTACACGCAACAACAACAGCAACAGCAACAATTACAACACCAAGGCCAAAACTACGGCGCGCAAAGTGAGAATAGTGTCTTACTTGAGAAATTAAACTACATGATTCATCTTTTAGAAGAACAACAGGATGAGAGAACTGGAAATGTAACGGAGGAAATAGTATTATATTGCTTTTTAGGCATATTCATTATTTTCATTGTTGATTCCTTTGTAAAGGTTGGAAAGTATGTTCGCTAAAAAACAAAACAGTTATGCAATACTGATTTAAAAGCAAAATCATTATTACACTTATAAATATGTTTTCATCAAAAGTTGCCATTGGTCTTAATACAACGAGCTCTATTAGTCAAATGCCAAGCAACGCAACATCTATTGGGTCAAGTGCTGGAAGTGTAATCTGTCAAATGCCGAATAATGCAACCTCTATTGGTGAGGTTTCTTTAAGTTCAAATACGCAAATGTCTTTTAGTGGCGAGCCAGCCGGTAAAGGGCCCTCTGGAGTAATTGCTAATTTAGTAGAAGTTGTTGGTCCTACTGGTGCAACTGGACCTCCACCACCAATTGAAGAGACCACCGTTGTTCTTGAAGAGCATCAAGTAAATAACACCTGTTGTGTTAAGTGGCATTAATGTAATATAAATATTTTATTGGGTTGAAAAGTGTGATATGCAAAATTGTAAAAGAAATAAGCAGTAGGACTTATAATTGCAGGGTTTGTTCTTATCTTCAATGCATTTGCAATTAAATAGTTGTCAGACATTTCTTCTACAACTGCAAATTTAAATCCAGCTTGTTCGCAAATCTTCCACAATGCTACTTTATATCCATGAATAAATACATCCGTTTCTCTCTTTGAAAAACAATTGATAGATGCAAAACAACACAACGCTTCGCATTTTTCTCTTATAAATGTGCATGTTTTTCTATAGAAATATGCACTTTTTACTTCACCGTCTTGAATTATCATATAAATATAAATATTTCTGCTTTTTATAAGCTCCATAATATTGGATATTTCGGATTGAATGCATATATCAAATTTTGATGCCAAGTTTTCTCTCATGAAATCAAAAAGATGGTGTATATTTGACTTACCACATTCAACAAGAGTTAGTTGTGGAATCAAATCTAAGGGTTTGTTCCACCCAAACATATCAAACCCATAAGTATTATAAACACACAACGGAACTATTCCAGTTAATTCATCTTCTCTCTTGAAAAGCGAAACCACAATTTGTCGGTTATGATGTCGTTGATTATAATGGTGCGTTTGTATTATCTGGGGTGCTATCCCCTTTTTGCGATACATTTTATCCACGCACAAATGATCAACGTAGAATACATCAAAATTTGCGTCTTTTGAATTTGCACTGTTTATTGTGACGCTAAGTGGACGTGTAGTCATAACACCAACAAGTTTCCTACTCGGTGCTGTAGTGCCTTTTTTTAAGTTCATTAAAAGTTCATCTTCATAATAAAAAGAAAAAAATCCAGATGCATTATGCCCTTCAAAATACGCCATAATATTATTTTTTTTAGGAAGATAACAATTTCCTGCGTTTTGTAAATAATTTGCTCTAATAAAACGTACAAATTTATTAATATTAAATTCACTCACAGATTCGTATTTAATTGTTTCAATTGCATTAAAATTACAATACTTATTTTTCTCGGGAAGTTCGGGGTCAATAATTCCCGGCGGAAATAAATAATAGTGGAAATCATAAAAGTGAAATACTGGTTGTAAAGTCCAGAATCTAAAACGCATTTTAATGTAAGCTACAATGCATAAAATAATTGCGACTACAATTAATATTATGTATGGAATGTATTGATACATAATATTTTACATGAATTAAATATATTATTGTTTACGCAGGTTTTTGAAAGATATACAAATATTGGTATTCGTAACCCACTTTAATAAGGTCAATTTTGCCTTTAACAATAAAACCAACATTTTTGGCAATAGTTAAAATGTCTTGTTCAGATTCCATATACATATCATGTTCTTGCTTTCTAAAAACTTTACCATCATTTTTATTTTGAAATTTCTCAATAAATTTGGCTTTGTTTTTGCTGTTATCCAAATCAAAATCGGCACTGTATTTGAAATCTTGGAAGGTAACTTTGCTGTTTGTAATGCGTTTCTTGGCATATCTTTGAGGAGTTAACATAACAAGTGGATTTGCGGGTGGCAAAATAGGGTCAAACATATCTCTATTAACAATGTGAACAACCAAGTTTCCTCCTGGCATTAACCAGTTCATGCAATTATTGAAGAATTGTACCTTGTCTTTAATGTAATATATTGTAAAATAAAGGCACAAAATGTGCGTAAAACTTTGAGGTTGAAATTGTGTTGCATTTAAAACATCACCATAAACAAAATCATATTCTGGATAGTTTTCCTTGGCTTTTTCAATCATAGAGTGAGAGTTATCTAAACCAACTGCTTTATAACCCTTTTTATTAAGCAATCCAACATGATGTCCAGTTCCTGAACCAACATCTAAAATAATGCTTTCCTGAGTAGGTTTTGTAGCATTTACAATTTGACCAACTTCATAATCATCTTTCAAATTACTAAATACAAGAACATCATAAATATCGCTATAAAAGTCATCATAAACATCTGAACCTGTTTTAAACATGAACTTATCAGTTTGCTCAAAGCCTTCTTTTCCAGACTTATTGCTAGTAGTTTTGAATACAGCAACAGCAATTAATAACAAAACCACAAAGAATAAGACCTTACCCCAAGTGGAAGATTTTTTATAAATGGTAGAAATGGATTGTAATGGTTTGGTTATAAATTTCAACGACATTTCTTCTATATGTATTGTTGTGATTTTTTTTGTTTTCATATAAATTATAAATGGGTGATTCAGAAATAAATGATGTGAGAGAACAAAAGGATTTTAAAGGGATTACTTTTTCTGAATTTAAAAAAACGGATGTTAAAAAAGAATTACTAAATAATTTAACCAAATCAAAGATAGAACCAGCGTGTTATTGGAGTGCAGAATTTATATGTGCCGGTCATTATTCAGATTTATGGGAGATAATTCTTTATTTTTACAGTAAGTATATTCATTTAGGAAATCCTAAACTTGCGATATATCTTGATTTAAGAATTCAGAACTTTAAAGAAATTATAACTAATGGTTATACTGGACATGAAATAAAGATGAGAAACAGTGATAAGATGCGAAAATTGTTTTGCGAAATAATTTGTATACTTTGTTATGCAAAGAGAAAACACAGTTTTGATGAGGTTAAAATTAAAAAAGAGGATTTTGATATGATGCACATTGCAGACAGATTAAAGGCACCAAATGCTGCATATGCAAGAGACGTTATATTGCCAGGAGATCCAAAAGAACTATATATAGCAATAAATGAGTTTGCATATAATATTTCTAAAGATGGAAAGAACAGCATAAATGCATGTTATTGGGTTGAATGGATATCAGAATATGAAATCATGTGTAAAAATAAAAAAGAAGTTTGTAAGTGCGAGAGAAGAATGAAAATGCCTGTTAATAATAAAGACCAACTTGATATTATCTGGATAGTATGGGATGCATTATTAAAAGAATCTGAAAAACATCATAAACTGGTTCAAAAAATAATGAAAAGCTTATTGAATTTATTTACTCTTAAATATTCAAATGGATGTAGCAGAAAAAGACGATTTATATTATATTATGCCGTGGCTCTTCTTACAGAACCTATAAATCTAGAAGAGGAATTGTTAAAAGAAAAAGAGGTTATTAATACTGTAACAAGCAAAATTGACAATATATACAAACAAATCAAGAAAAACGAGAAATCACCGCAAACAGATTATTTGTTTGCAAATGTTAATAAGAGTAATTTAGATAAAACTATTGCTAAGCTAGAAAAGATGAATAATTTTGGTGAGTCTTTTGTTCCTCGTCTTTAAAAAATTAATATCATGATTATTATATAATGGCAAAAACAAGAAGATTTAATTCAAAGAAAGGAACTCGTAAAAATCGCGGGTCCTTGCAAAAGTTTGAACAGGATATTGTTGTCAAGTTTTTAGAAATTTTAACAGCGATTAAGTTATATCACTGGAAAACGCATAGTTATGCAACACACAAGGCAACAGATGATTTGAATTCAAAGTTGCATGATAATGTGGATTCTTTTGTTGAGGTATTGTTGGGAAAACGTGGTGACAGAGTTAATTTGACAAATAAAAAATCACTTTCACTCAAAGATTATTCTTCTCCCGAAGCATTTAAGAGAGAACTTGAAAAGTTTAAGAGTTATTTAGTAGGATTAGACAATTGTGCGGCATTAAAAACAATGTCAAATAGTGATTTATATAACATTCGTGACGAAATGTTGGCAAATGTAAATCAGTTTTTGTATTTATTGACTTTCAAATAAAACAAAAAAAACAAAAAAATGAATTTATAATAAAAATTTAATATATTTATTTTTATTATAATGAATAGTGCACCAAATACATATTCAGCTCCTGCTCCATTGCGTCCTTTAACACCAACATATACGCCGACTACAACTTATGGAACTACTACTGGTACCGGTTCTACATTTCTAGGCATGTCAGTAACATCATGGATAATTGTTGTATTAGTTCTTGCAATTTTAGGGTTTAACATTTTTGCATATTTAGCATATGGAACAAAATATTTTTCAGACACATTTGGTCCTTATATTAGATATATTGGCGGATTAATTGGAAACACAGCTGCAAATGTCACAAAAACAGTCACAAATACTGCCGCGACTGGAACTAAAGCTGCAGTTGATTTAACAGCGGGAACAGTAGATACTGCCGTTGATGTTACTCAGAAAACTGCTGGTGCCATAACTGGGGCAACGGCATCATCTTCTTTAACTGGAAGTCAAAAAACAAATTCAAATGCACCCGTTGTTTCACAAGATACTACACCAAATAATCCATTAAATGATGCATTAAAGCACGCAAACCCCCAAAATCAGCAACCCGGACCTTTTACCGCAGATGATGCTACAAGCACGATTCAATCCAACAAATCATCTAGCAAGTCTGGTTGGTGTTATATTGGACAAGAACAAGGTTACCGTAGTTGCCTCCAAGTTGGCGAAAACGATACTTGCATGTCTGGCAACATTTTTCCAAGTCAAGAAATATGTGTGAATCCTAACTTGAGAGCTTAGGTAGTCCCTTGAAAACAAAAGTAACAAGCCCTACAATAGGTTCTTTGCTTCTTGTGTCTAAAACAGACTCACAATCACTATAAATGCAATCAAAGATGTGTTCCCATTCCATCCACGCGTAGTTTCCGCTTGCACAAGGGTCAGAACGAAATTTTCCAAGATTTACATACCATTTTAATCCACATTCTCTCCACTGTTTGTAGTCATTTTCATCGGTAAGCATAGAATTCACGTGCCATTCGCCAACACTACTATGAATTACAAGTTTTTCTTGAGGACCGACGCGTAAACAATGCAATTGGTTTGATCCATCTACCCAAGAGTCAATCATGATGGGTAGTTCAGAACTATTGTGAAAATTAACATATTTTGTTGTCTTGAACAGAGATGACGACATGTTGATTGATTATAAATTGTATTAATTACTAATATTTATAATCAATTTTAAAAATTAAACGACTTAATTGCTTGTGTTAAATGCAGAACACGAAACAAAATATTTTGAACTAGCGTAAACAACAGTCATTACAGCATATTTTCCACTTGTTACTGATATGTTAGATGAAAAGTTAAAATTTATTGCAGTTGTACCACCACCACTTAGAGGCGTAATAGTTATTGCACCACCAGAAGCTAGCAATAAAATTACATATTGGCCTCCAGAAACGCCACCACTAAATGTATATGCACTTATAGTTCCAGTAAATCCAGTGACCGTTGCTGTTGAAAAAGTTTGAGTTGATGGAAAAGTTGCAGTCAATGTAGGGGTGCTCCACGTAGATGTAAATGTTCCCATTTCATTGTAATAAGTAATCTCTTTGTTTGTTGTATCGTAACCTAAGGTGGTTATTTGTGAAACATTCCTTATTGGTGCTGCATAAAAAGAAGACTGTGTTACACCAGATAATCCGGTAGCAGATTGAGCATTAATAACAATTGTATTTGCTGGCTGATTTGTTTGACCGGCTTGATATCCAATTGCAATTGCACCGCTTCCTTGACCTGTATTTCCCGCTTGATTGCCTATTGCGATTGCATTTGTTCCTTGCCCACTTTGTCCAGCAAGGAAACCAATTGCGACTGCATTTGTTCCTTGATTGGTTTGACCTGCATTTCTACCAAGAGTTATATTTTGATCTCCTACGACCCATGCGTTTGTGAGATTATTCCAATATAAATAGTCAGCCCAAAAACTTCCACTTGTGATTCCTGATCCAACGGGGCCAGTTGCTCCCGTGCTTCCTGTTGAGCCAGTTGAGCTAGTGGGTCCCGTTGCTCCTGTTGCTCCTGCAGATCCGGTGCTTCCTGTTGGACCAGTAGATCCCGTTGCTCCTGTGCTTCCAGTTGCTCCAGTGCTTCCTGTTGCTCCCGTGCTTCCTGTTGATCCCGTTGAGCCAGTGGATCCTGTTGCTCCTGTGCTTCCTGTTGATCCCGTTGAGCCAGTGATTCCTGTTGGACCAGTTGCTCCCGTGCTTCCTGTTGCTCCCATGCTTCCTGTTGATCCCGTTGAGCCAGTGGATCCTGTTGCTCCAGTGCTTCCTGT